CCGAGCCGGCTCATGAGTTGATTGCCGCCACGTTGGATAAAGTGGTGTCGGGCGAGATTAGCCGGTTGATGGTGTTTGCCCCACCCCAACACGGCAAATCGGAGCTGACCTCGGTGCGGTTACCGGCGTATTGGCTGGCCCGGCGGCCTGACGACCCGGTAATTTTAACCAGTTACGCGGCCAGCCTGGCCGAAAGCAAAAGCCGGCAGGCGCGGGCAATTGTGGAGGGAAACGAGTGCGGGCGGCTGTTTCCGACAATGGGTACCCGGCGAGACAGCCGCTCGGTGAGCCATTGGGAGTTGGAGGGGCATCGCGGCGGGCTGCTGGCGGTGGGGGTGGGCGGTCCCATCACCGGCCACGGGGGGCGACTGGGGATTATCGACGACCCCTTTGAAAACTGGGAACAGGCTCAAAGCCAGACCATCCGGGATAAGGTATGGGAGTGGTATCGGACCACCTTTCGCACCCGGATTTGGGAGGGCGGGGCCATTGTGTTGATCATGACTCGCTGGCATGAGGACGACCTGGCCGGGCGGATACTGGCACAACAGGGCCAGCAGTGGACGGTGTTGAGGCTCCCCGCATTGGCAGAGACGCAACCAGAGCGGGACGAAAACAATAATCGGCTGGGCTTACTACCGGCGGGCCAACCTGATCCATTAGGGCGGCGACCCGGCGAGCCGTTGACCCCGCGCCGGTTTAGCCTGGAAGCGTTGCTGGAGTTGAAAGCCGATGTGGGATCGCTGGGGTGGGCGGCCGAATATCAGGGCACGCCGCGCCGCCCGGATGGGAATAGATTTAAACGGGCGTGGTTTCCGATTGTGGGAGCAGCGCCTGCTGTGGCGCAGCGGGTACGGTACTGGGACAAAGCCGGCACGGAAGACAGCGGCGCGTTTACCGTAGGCACCCTAGTGGCGCTGGGCGGCGATGGGGTGTTTTATATTGAAGACGTGGTGCGGGGGCAATGGTCGGCGTACAACCGGGAGCAAGTGATTCTGCAAACGGCAAAACTGGACAGCCGGCGTGGGCCGGTGGTGGTGTGGCTGGAGCAGGAACCCGGCAGCGGCGGGAAAGACAGCGCCCATGACACGGTCCGAAACCTGGCCGGGTTTTCTGTTTTCCTGGATCGGGTGAGTGGTGATAAGGAAACCAGAGCCGAGCCGTTTGCTGCGCAGGCCGAGGCGGGCAATGTGAAGCTGGTGTCCGGCCCCTGGAACGCCGGGTACATTGAGCGGGTCACCGGCTTTCCAAATGAGAAATATAAAGATGAAGTGGATGCGTCGGCGGGTGCGGTGAATAAGTTGCGATTGCGGCGGCCCGGGAGGGGACAAACATCAAGGAGCCATAGTATGTTGGGTGGCTGAGGGTGGAGAATTGCTGATCCACAGTCAGGGGGCTGAGATGAACTGATCGAGATTGTCGGCAAATATCTAAAATAGAAAAAGGACGGTATTAACCGTCCTTTTTTATTAACCAATTTGCAAGAATGGAGCGTCCTGTAGATGCCTCGGGAGAGGCTTTGAGGCAAACAAGACGCTCCAAAATCAGAAAAAAGGACGCGCCCAGGGACGGGGGGTTAGATGGAGGATTTTCCCGTTTCCGACATCTATTTTTTCAACGATACTGTTGATAAGTGTTTTTTGAGTTTCACAGGAGGAATCTGCCAATTGATTCAGGGCAGAAACAACACGGTTGTAGACCTGGGTAAAATTTACGGTTTGGGTGGCGGTATAAAGCTGATCTTCTAATCCAGCAATTGCTTGTTGTAATTCGCCTTTTCGTTGGCGGTATCGTTCTTTGTCAATATCACCGTCAAGATACATGTCTTCTAACTTGGTTAACCGGCCACGCTGACGGTCAAGGTCGGTTAAGATGGTTTTCCCTAAATCGTTTTCGGAGAATAATTCACGGGCCAGGCGCTCGGCTTCGGCGACTATCTCATTAAGTAACTCGCTTTGTCCCAATAATACGAGAGTATCAATAACTTGCGATTCTAAATCGTCCCCATTAACCCATTTTTCAGAACAACCTTGCTTTGCTCCATAGTGGCGATATAGCCGATTACCATTTTGGTAGTACCCTTTCAGCTTGCGCTGACAAACAGCGCAGTAAGCCACATCGCTAAGGATGTAGAATCGTTTGCCCTCACCACTACGATTCCAGGTGTTGCCGCCACGTTTGGCTTTGACCGCTCCCATTTTCTCACACAACTCTACCGGTAAAATGGGCTGATGCCCACCGGCCAGCACGGTTCCATTCTTGGTGTTGGTGATATTGCCCAGAGGTAGTTCACCCTTGAACAGTCGCCAAAAGGAGACAATCCGGCGAATATCATCACGGGTGAAGGGGCGGGGTTGGTATTTTTTTGCCTCTGCCCCATAACGCCAGCCGGCAGCGTTGGCCATAGCGGCCACGTCATCAAAACTGTGAGTGCCTTCGGCATAGAGTTGGGCCGCAGCAAAAAGGCTGTCGTAGAACCGTCGCTCTTCCCAACCCTCCGGTAGTGGTGATTCATCTGGATCCAAAGACGGGATTTTGGCTTCCTTGTTGACCGGGTTGAACCAGTAAATTTTGTCGGTTGGAATCAGTTGCCCTTCTTCGTTACGACCACAACCGAAGGGGGCTGGCCCCCAATGCCGCCCCAGTTCCTCGCGCTTGTACTTGACGTTGGCGATCATCCGGTCTGAGGTCTGGTCCGATTCAAGCTGATAGATGACCATCAGAATGGTGACGATGGCCCGCCCCATAGAACTGGAGGTGTCCATCCCTTCTTTGACGGTGATCAACTTTTTGTCGAGTTGCTCGATGCGGTTGAGAAAATTCAGGAATTGGTGAACATTGCGATACATCCGGTCAAAAGAATCGGCGATGACGCCAGCCACTTCTGGCCGATCAAGTTGGGCGAGCAGGTTCTGCCAGCCTGGTCGGCCTTCCTCTTGCCGGCCGGAACGGTGGCCGTCTATGTCCTCGTACCATTCAATAATATATGGCTGATCCTGAATTTGCAGCCACAGGTTACAGGTGTGCATCTGGCGCTCCGGGCTGATCAAGTCTGATTGGCCGCGCACCATTGATTTGCGCCGGTAGCCCAGCAGTATTTTATCCATTCCTACTCTCCCTACTGCCCCTACTGGCCCTACTCCGCCCCCTTCGGAGTGCAAATTTTGCACAAACAGGGGGGGGAGTAGGGCAGTAGGGAGGAAATTAGCGGTTTATTTTCTTGACCACGAAAAACAGTATAGCTTATTTTCCGTGGTCAAGAAAATGAAAAAGGCGTATTCTCTCAAGTTGGGCGGCCTCACCAGGTCACACAATCACGGTTGTTGTCCCTGAATTTGTTCCCATAGGCGGAGGTGAGCCTCGGTACTTACTCCCGCATTTACTGCCGCCATTGATGGCGCAGTTACCCCGGCGCTTAAATGGATTGCCATTTTTTGGGTGTGGTGGGGACGGGCGCAGTCAGCCCCGCATCTATCCGATCCGGTCGCGTTTACCGGCGCAATTATGGACGCGATGTTGAGACGTACTTATTGGCGCAGTTATCAACCGGGCAGATGAAGAAGATAAGGCGTGCAACTTCTCCCCTTTTTGACATCTTATTTATTTTCAAAAACTGTTTGCAGACTCGCCACTATTCCTAGAACGTGCTAAAATCGATGCGTAAACTACAAAAAAAGCCCCGTTGCAACCGGGGCTTATTCTTACCGATTAGGCAGCAGTCGCCCGACCGGTGCTGTTATGTTAGCACCTCCCCGCCGCCTGGTCAATCCACGCGGCGTTTTTTGTTGTGCATAACTATTCAATTAAACAGGGAGAAACATGGACTTCATAGACAAAATTAAACAACTTGCTTTACGTATTCCACAGCAACTTGAGTATTGCCAGACCGAAGAGGCAACGAAAAATGCGTTAGTGATGCCATTTATTAATGCTCTCGGTTACGACGTGTTTAACCCAATTGAAGTTGTGCCTGAATTTACTGCCGATGTTGGTATAAAAAAGGGAGAAAAAGTTGATTATGCCATTATGATGGAGGGCAAACCCATTATGCTCTTCGAATGTAAACGGGCAAAAGCTGACCTAAACAAAGAACATGCGTCACAATTGCACCGCTATTTTGTAACGGTTAAAGAAGTCCGATTTGGGATTGTAACCAACGGAATCGTTTATCGTTTCCATTCCGATTTAGAAGCTCCAAACCGAATGGATGACCGCCCCTTCTTTGAATTTGATATGCTATCCTTTCAGGAACGGGATGTTGTGGAATTAAAAAAATTCACCAAGCCCTCATTTAACCTTGAGGAAATTATTACCACCGCAAGTGAACTCAAGTACACGGCGGCCATTAAACAAATTGTGGCTACTGAGTTTGAAACTCCATCGGATGATTTCATTACATTCTTGGCCAAACAAGTTTATTCTGGCCGGCTGACCCAACACGTTAAAGATCAATTTACGGTTATCACGAAAAAAGCAACCCGGTCTTTTTTGACCGACCAGATCAATATGCGTTTAAAGCAAGCCATTGATGAGGATGTTACTCTGCCCAGACAACCCCAACCGGTATCCCCACCTGATGTACCAGTTGAAGAGACAGATGATCCAGAACGTAAAAATGAAATTATTACATCCGAAGATGAGATAGAGGGGTATTTTGTTGTCAAGTCTATTTTGCGTGACACATTGGATGTAAAGCGCATTCGAATGCGAGACACCAAAAGTTATTGTGGGATATTGTTAGACGACAATAACCGCAAGCCAATTGCCAGGCTTCATTTCAATAGACCACAAAAATATTTAGGGTTGTCAGGAGACGGCAAGAAAGAAGAGCGCATTCCAATCGATAGTATTGATGACATTTATAAATACGCTAAACAAATCATTGCTATCGTAAGTTCTTATAACCCATAAACATAGGGCGAAGCCAACAGTGGTCAAGTGGTCAGGGCCTTGCCGTTGTCTGGAAGCGACCATTCACCGCATGGTCAATCTATACAGCGTTCTTCATTGAGGAGTAATTGTGTGTCTGTCTTCTCCAACCCGGCTGAGGTAGCCATTGTTTTTTATTACGGTGATGGCGCTCAATCGCCTTATCGACTTAAAAAAAATTACATAGTTCATAACTGGCAGACGGAGACGGATTTAAGAAGTATTCTCGATGAAATTGCCGCCGACCTGAATTACCTGACCGGCTACGGGATTTTGACGATTGCGGTAAAATCAGCCTTGTGTAATTTCAGCGTGAGTTATAAGGATCGTTTTACGCCCTGTCTGACTGGCAAAGACGAACAGTTGAGTGGTTTCAAATCCACATTAAGGTTTGGCGTGGGCTGTTATTCCGGTTCCGGGAGCGGGACGGTTCGTCTGGAAATACCACGTGTTCGTGACACTACCGGAGCGGCCAACCCGGTCAGAAAATATGATCCCGCCGACAATTTATTTCAAATAAAGGCGGTCGCTATCAGTAAAAAAGAAAAACGGAAGTTGAGTTCAATCTATCACCTTTTTTATGATCGGGATAACCCTCGGTTGTTGGCCTTTTTTAAGAAGATAGCCAGAGATGGGGTCTTGGCCCCGTCAGTGCCAAGACCGTGGAGTGTTAGTGAATACGGTCATTTCCGGGTGAGTTGGTGGGAACTGCCTCAGTCTCAGTGGTCATTTACTCAGTGGAACAATTTAAGTAAAACCCAGGAAAAGAAGCAGCAGGACAAATACCGGGAACGACAAAAAGCCGAAAAAACAGGCGTGGTTTATCAGGATAAGCGCCAAACCCAAAAAGCCGATCAGGTTTACATTATTGGCATTGAGGGGAGTGATACCCCCAATTATTTCAAGATTGGGGTATCAAACGCGCCGGGGAAGCGGCTTAAAACCTTACAAACGTCAAATCCATTTGAGTTGAAGATCATCCATCATTTTGTGGCCGCCCCCGCTATTGAGGCAGAATCGGCCTTGCACACTGAATTTAATGAGTGCCGCCGTAGCGGTGAATGGTTTGAGTTGACTCCTGACCAGATTTCAGGCTTGAAACAGATTCAAAAATACGAAGCGGGTAAATTCATCAAAACCCAGGACTCCTATGACCCCCATCGATAACTTCATTGCCCGCTGGCAAACCTCCGGCGCGGCAGAGCGAGCCAACTACCAGCTTTTTCTGGCCGAGCTGTGCGACCTGCTGGACGCGCCGCACCCCCACCCCACCGAGCCGGACGAGAGCCGCAACGCCTACGTCTTTGAAAAGGCCGTGCCCCTGCCGGGCGGCACCACCGGCTTCATCGATCTCTACAAGCGGGGCTGCTTTGTCCTGGAAGCCAAGCAGGGCAGCGATCACTCCGCCGCCTCATCCCCCGCCGCCAAACTGAAAAAGGGCACCGCCGTGCGCGGCACCGCCGGGTGGGATACGGCGATGGAGGCCGCCAAAAACCAGGCCGACCGCTACGCCCGCAGCCTGCCCGTCGCCGAGATTGTGGGCGGGCGGCCCCCCTTTTTGATCGTGGTCGATGTGGGCAACACCATCGCCCTGTACAGCGAGTTCACCCGCCAGGGTGGACACTACGTCCCCTTTCCCGATCCCCAAAGCTACCGCCTGACCCTGGCCGATTTGCGCCGCGAGGACATCCGCGCCCGGCTGCGCCAGGTGTGGCTGACCCCCGCCGAGTTGGACCCCAGCCGCCGCAGCGCCCGCGTCACCCGTGACATTGCCAACCAATTGGCCGAACTGGCCCGCCAGCTTGAGCAAGCTCACTACCCCGCCGCCGAGGTGGCCGGTTTTTTAATGCGCTGCCTGTTCACAATGTTTGCCGAGGATGTGGGCCTGCTGCCGGGGCGCAGCTTCACCCAACTGCTGACCGACATCCGGCGCGACCCGGCCAGTTTTCAGCCGATGGTGGAGCACCTGTGGAGCACAATGAACAGCGGCGGCTTCTCGGTGATTTTGCGGCAGGACATCCCCCAATTTAACGGCGGCCTCTTTGCCCACCCCACCGCCCTACCGCTGACTGCCCCCCAAATTGATTTGTTGAGCGAGGCCGCCCGGGCCGATTGGCGCGATGTGGAGCCGGCTATCTTTGGCACCCTGCTGGAACGCGCCCTCAACCCCCGCGAGCGCCACACTCTGGGAGCGCACTACACTCCCCGCGCCTACGTGGAGCGGTTGGTGCAGCCCACCGTCATCGAGCCGCTGCGGGCCGAGTGGGAGGGTGTTAAAGCCGCCGCCACCCTGCTGGCCGAGGCCGACCGCCCGGCCAAAGCCATTGCCGAGGTGGAAGCCTTTCAAAAACGGCTGGCCTCGGTACGCATTTTGGATCCGGCCAGTGGCAGCGGCAATTTTTTGTATGTGACCCTGGAACTACTGAAGCGGCTGGAAGGGGAGGTGATTGAGTTCCTCAAAGCGCTGGGTCAGGGGCAGATGACAATGGAGATGGAAGGGGTGATGGTCACGCCCCGCCAGTGTTTGGGCATCGAGCTGAACCCTCGCGCCGCCGCCATTGCCGAGCTGGTGTTGTGGATTGGCTTTTTGCAGTGGCACTTCCGCACCCGGGGCCAGGTGCAGCCGCCCGCGCCCATCATCAAAGCCTACCACAATATTGAGTGCCGCGACGCCGTGCTGGATTGGGAGTCCCGCGAGCCGCTGCTGGATGAGACCGGCCAGCCCGTCACCCGCTGGGACGGCCAGACGATGAAAATTCACCCCGTCACCGGCGAAAAGGTGCCGGATGATACCGCCCGCGCGCCGGTTTACCGCTACCACCGCCCCCGCCCCGCCGCGTGGCCCGCCGCCGATTTTGTGGTGGGCAACCCGCCCTTCATCGGCCCGGCCCGGATGCGGGAGGCGCTGGGCGATGGCTACACCGAGGCCCTGCGCCTCACCTACCCCCACGTGCCCAACAGCGCCGACCTGGTGATGTTCTGGTGGGACAAAGCCGCTGATTTGGCCCGCGCCGGGCAGCTTGAGCGCTTTGGGCTGATTACCACCAACAGCCTGCGCCAAACTTTTAACCGGCGGGTATTACAGCACCACCTGGGCCAAAAAGAGCCGTTGAGCCTGCTCTTTGCCGTGCCGGACCACCCCTGGGCCGATGCCGCCAGCGCCGCCGCCGTGCGTATCTCGATGACCGTGGGCGCGGGTGGCAACCGCCCCGGCCTGCTGCAAACCGTCACCGCCGAGCGCCCCGGCAGCGGCGACAGTCTGGAGCTTGAGTTGAGCAGCAAACGCGGCCAGATTCAGGCCGATCTGACCATCGGGGCCGACGTGGCCGGGGTCGGGCCGCTGCAAGCCAACGAAAATTTGAGCAATCGTGGGATGATGCTTTTTGGCTCAGGGTTCATTGTGACGCCGGAAGAAGCGGTACAGATTGGCTTTAGTGACGTTGATGGTACTAACAAAATTATTAGACCATATCTCAACGGGCGAGACATCACTCAGACTTCACGCGGCGCGATGGTGATTGATCTGTACGGCTACACACCGGATGAAGTGCGAAAAAAATTCCCTGAAGTTTATCAATGGATCCTACATCGGGTAAAACCTGAGCGTGATCAAAATAGAGATAAGCGGATTCGGGAAGAGTGGTGGTTGCACGGACGCCCCCGCCCCGAACTCCGAGATCAGATTGCCGGGCTGACCCGCTACATCGCCACCGTCGAAACGGCCAAGCACCGCTTTTTCGTCTTTCTGGATGAATCGATTTTGCCGGATAATAAACTGATCAACATCGCCCTGGACGATGCCTATTACTTGGGCGTACTGTCCAGCCGGATTCACGTCACCTGGGCGCTGGCGGCGGGTAGCACGCTGGAAGATCGTCCCGTTTACGTCAAGACTACCTGCTTTGAAACCTTCCCCTTCCCCGAAGCCAGCGAGTCCCAAAAAGAACGCATCCGCGCCCTGGCGGAAGAACTCGACGCCCACCGGAAGCGGCAGCAAGCCCAACACCCCAAACTCACCCTGACCGAGATGTACAACGTGCTGGAAAAACTGCGGTCCGGTGAACCGCTCACTGGCCCGGAAAAAATCACCCACCAGCAGGGGCTGGTCTCCATCCTCCGGCAGCTTCACGATGACCTGGACGCCGCCGTCTTTGCCGCCTACGGCTGGCCCCCCACCCTCACCGATGCCGAAATATTAGAGCGGCTGGTCGCCCTCAACGCCGCCCGCGCCGCTGAAGAGGCTATCGGGCTGATCCGCTGGCTGCGCCCGGAATACCAGGCCCCCGGCGCAGTCCAAACCGCCAGCCAGCCCACCCTGCTCGATGAAGCAGCCGCCGCCATCGCCCCGGCCCAAAAACTGCCCTGGCCCCAATCAATGGCGGAACAGGCCCAGGCCGTGCGGGCCGCCCTGCATCGCCTGGAGCAGCCCGTCACCGCCGCCCAACTGGCCGCCGCCTTCCAATCCGCCCCCAAAGCCCGCCTGACCGAGCTACTGGACACCCTGGCCTCGCTGGGGCAGGCCCATCGGCTGGATGGGGGCCGGTATGCGGGGTAGGTGGGATGGTGCAATTGATAGCAGACTCGCTGAGTTTAACCGCCGGATGGGGGCGCAGGCTGGACAAAGACTGGCCCCCAAAATAGTCCTCGTATTGGAGTAAAAGCAATGACCAAACCCACCGCCACCCCCCGCTGTCCCACCTGCAATGCCCAGGGCATAAAACACCTGGTCAATCACAACCTGGGCCAATACTTCCTGGTCTACTGCGGCCAATGCGGCGCAATTTATGGCGTGGTGCCCAATATGGCCGCGTTGCAGTCACAGCCCGCCGTCATCCCGCCGGCGGCGGAAGTCCCTGCCCCGGTTCCCGTCCCGCCGCCGTTCAAGCTGGCCCCGCTCCCGCCCCCGCCGCCTCAGCCAGTTCCCAAACCCGCGCCACCAGAGAACCCAGCCCCAGCCCGGAACAATGTGTCTCCCGCAACCTCTATCGCGCCGGATTTTCTGGCTGAAATTGGCTATGCTGATCTGACCCATAAAATCCCCTACGACCCGGCCAAAATCGCCGCCCGGATGAAGGCCGCCGGGATCGCCCAGGGCACTCAATACCGGCGCTTTGCCATCGACGAGGGGCCGCCCGCCTGCCCGGCTCACCGCACCGATATGCAACGGATAATGGTGCCGGACGGCTACCCCAATCGCGGACGGTGGTTCTGGGTGTGTTTGCAGCCGGGCTGCCGGAACTGGGAGCTGGCCGAATGACCGGGCAGTGGTACAATCATTAAAATCATATTGATGGAGGACAGATGGCAAACTTATATACAGAAGATTCGGATACAAAAGATTCAGACAAACAAATTCTCACTCAGTGGTATTGGTTTTGGCCCATTTACCCCATGATAATTTTGAGCTATATCCCGCCTTTGGGGCTATACCTCATCGACAGTCAGTTGGTTTTGCTGGGGTGGCTCATTAACTCATTTTGTCTGACCACTGTTAACACCTTGATTTACTCTCGCCTGAGATACTGGCCCACGGGTGAATTGATTCACCTATGTGACAATGCTATTTATTATGGAAAGTACATTATTTGTGACTTTGCCCCCAAGCCTGTCACTTCTGAAACTTTGGCAAAATACATTAAGATTTGTCAGCGTTGGTGGCAGTTATATCAATCCGGTCGTTATGAGACCGACACCGAGATGATTAATTCCGGGATGCTGGCAGCAACACGGGGCGAGTTATCCAACGCCCAGCGTGCCTGGCGCAGCAGTCGATTCGATGACCGCCGCTGGTGGCCTCAACTTAAAGATGCATTTTTTTATTGCTTCTTTGATGATAACACTCGCTATATGCCATCAAATTGACCGGAATCCGACCCGGCCGCAAGCCCCCGGCTTTAGCCGTGGGGATAGGCCGGAACCGGGGCGCGAAGCGTCCCGGTTGTTGAAATGAAACATTTGTGCTAAAATAACCCTGTCCAGATAAACAGAATTGCTCAGAGCTACGCCTTATGCTATGGTCATCAAAAGCACTTCGGGCGCTCTGTTTGTCTGGACACCAAACCTGAGCAATCGCCCGGAGTGCTTTTTCATTGGCCGATTCAACCAAAACAATCCGTAACCGCATAATTCTCCGGCCCGGTCTTGAGGGTTGGTACGACCAAACCCGCGAACTGTACAATCAGATTGTGCAGTTCTATTTTGAGTTGTATGAAGCGCACCCGGCGCTGGCTGATATGTCCACCGACGACGCGCTCAAACAGGCGGAAACGCTAACGCACCACACCGAAACGAATCCGAATCCGCCGTTCCCGCTGTCCGAAGCGGTTGCGTCCGGCCTCCCGGCGATGCTGCGTCGGGCGGCGATTCGGGCGGCGCGTGGCGCGTACAAGTCGTGGCGTTCCAACTACCAGCACTGGCTCAAGGCCAAAGCAAAGCACGAAGAAAAGAACCAACGGCGCAAGAAGCCGAAGCCGTTCAGGAAACGCCCCCCCGTGCCGCCGCGCTCGTTCAACTTCAACGTGAACTTCTATAGCGGGATGAGTAAGGAACGCACCGACGATGCGGTGATGCTCAAGTTCTGGACCGGTAAAAGCTGGCAATGGACCAAGGTGCGCTTTGGCGGCCGAAAAGTCCCGTTCGGCTTTGAAGCGCAAAGCCCGACTTTAGTCAGGAAGCCGGGCGGCTATCTGATGCTGCACACGCCGGTCAAAAAGAAATTCAAAAGTCCCGGTAAAATCATTGAGCTGGGGGGCGCAAACCCAAACCTGGTTATTTGTGCCGTAGACCAGAATCTGGATGGAACCGCTGCGGTGGCGGTGATAATGCGTGCCGACGGTAAGGTACTGGCCCGGAGACATATCAAGCTGTCCGGGAAGTTACAACACCGTAGGAAGCGGTACCTGGGCATTATCGCCAAAAAGCGCGGTCTCACCGGATCACTGGCAGAGGATGAGCAGGACAATGTTAAGTTGTGGCGCAAGATACGAAACATCGACCGGCAGTTATCTCACCTGGTGAGTCGGCGTCTGGTTGATTTCGCGGCGGAGTGTGGCGCACAGGTGATTGTGTTTGAACATCTGGCTAAACTGAAACCGCAGAAAGGGCGCTACAGCAAACGCTCAAATGAGAAGCGCAATTACTGGTTGAAAGGGCGTATCTTCCAGCAGGTGAAGTACAAGGCGTGGGAACTCGGTATTCTGGTGAGCCGGGTCAACCCCCGCAATACCAGCCGCGATTGTCACCGGTGCGGTCACAATCCGGTGGTGCGGTATCGCCCGCCGGAAGCGCCGGTGGATTACCAAACCGGTACGCCGCTCTACATCTGTCCTGAATGTCTGTCTCGCGGCAACGCCGACGAGAATGCCGCTATCAATATCGGTCTGCGGTTTTTTCAACGTTTATTCCAGAACTTATCCAAAGACGCGGAGTCTGATTCTCCGCGTGTCGCTCTCCACAAAGATGTAAGCCAGAGGCTGGAAAGTCTTTGGTCGGTGCAGGGCGACGGGCAGGCGCTGCCCACCCTATCGCTGGCTAAATTGCGTTGTGCTGTAAACGGTCGGGCCTATGGCTCAAGGACTAATGGCAACGTGTACGCCGCAGTGGGATATGAGAAGCCCCCGGCTTTAGCCGTGGGGTAAGCGTCACAAACCTGGCTGTCCCAACAAAAAAACCTGCCCTCCCCGGCAGGTTTTTTTATTTCACTACCTGAATAATCCTCTAATCACCCCTCTAACTAACCCAAGGGTATTATTTACACCCGTTGTGCGGAAAAACGTCCACCTTTAGCCTGCGTTCAAACCCGCATTTAGCGTGTTTATTACGCACACAGAAAGGTGATCTAAATTATGGAAATCAAATTAGCTCCTCCCAAACCGGCCCGTATCACCACCAGCCCCCCCGGCCGGGGGCTAAAAGCCCGACCGGAAGTTAATGTCAACCCGGATTATGTCCGCACTCTGTTGGAACAAAATCGGCTGACTGAGCGAGATGAATATTTTTTGCGCTGGCTCGATGAGTTGGCGGTCATGTCCAGCCGGCAGATTAAATCAATGTTTTGGGCCGGCACTACCGCCAGTAACATGTCCCGCCGGTTGCGGGCCTTGTATGATTACCACCTGGTGGATCGGGTGCGGATGCTTAATAAAGCCGAAGGAATTACCTACTGCCTGGGTAAGGCCGGCAGATTGTGGCTCCACGGTGAGCAGCGGGGGGGCAACCCGCCCCGGGTCAACGTGACGTTGTTGGCCCACGATCTGGCCGTTTCTGAGACGGCGGTGACATTGGTGACCGAACTGCGCCAGCGCGATCCGGCTGGGCAAAAATTTAATCTGTCCTGGGTTGGGGAGCAGCATACGCGGATGGTGAAGGACGCGGCCTCGCTTGAGCCGGATGCCAGAATTCGCCTGAATGTTGCCAATGGGCAGAAATATCAATGGTATTTACTGGAAATGGATATGAATACGGAACGGGCTGCGGCATTTGAAAGCAAGGTTAGGAGATATAACGCTTTTACCCCCCTGCTTCGGGATGAGAACAAACAACTGCCCATTGTGATGGTAGTTGCTTCCACCCCGGCTCGGATTGACACCCTGGCCAGGGTGATTGCCGGCCAACCCGGGTCGCTGACCTGGGCACTTAACACCTTGCCGGCGATAGCTGAGAAGGGGGTATATGGTCAACAACTCTGGACGGTGGTCAGGGGTGATCAGGTAAGTTCATCCAAATTATGGGACCTGTAGGGGTGGCTGCTATGATGGACCCTACTGATCCTGAATTTTTAAACAAACTCGCCGAACTTGTTGCCAGGTTGGAAGAAATCCCAGAAGATTATCTTAATCCTTGGCTGGCAGATTTGCTGGCGTGGGCCAGGGAACAACGCGATCTGGGGATTTCGCCACCGAGTATCCCGGCTGACCATGATGCCGGTGATATGAAATCGGTTAGTTAGCAATGCAAAAAAAGCGACCTGTGCAAATTTTGCACAGGTCGCTTTCATTAACTCGCTACTATTATAGTTAATGGCAGTGTTTATTGCATGGCGGCTCGCCAGCCATTCGATACGGCTTCAGCAGAGGTGCAGAACCAGCGTTCACCTTTGGATGGATCGATTTTTGTTTTGTTGTAGTCCCTGAAGCCTGGTTCGTGATAAATCTTTTCCCCGTCGCCATTGATATTCCCTTTGATTTCACAACCCGGCGAAGATGCTTCGCAACCTTGCGGGCAGCTACTCCCGGCTGGGTCGGCAACTGCGGCAGGCCCCGTAGCTTCAACCGGGGTAGGGGTAGATTCGATGGCAACCGGCTCACTGCCCCACAGCCCGACTGCGCTGGCCTGGGCTTCGTTCTGCACCGCCAAAAAGCGGTCAACATACTTCACGTCGGGCGGCCAGGTTGATACCTGAGCCAGCCCCAACCGTAATAATTCCTCGTTCACCATCCGGCCATCTGCCAGGTAAACATAGCGCAGTAGCCGGTCATACTGGTCTGTATCGGATACATCTTTCTCCAAGTAGACCGTCTGCCCCTCGACCATTTGCCGGTTGGCCTCGGTCGCTTCCGGCCCAAACGGTTGGATGCCTTTGGTGGGATGTTTCGTTTCCGGCGTATCCACCAGAATGTAACGCACGGTGTACTGCTGACCGCCAAGGCTGACCTCGATGGTATCGCCGTCTACTATCCGAACCACCTGGGCAGTTTGAAGGCCGGGGAGTTGGGGTTGGGCAGGCTCGGTGGGTGGCACCGGCGCGATGGTGGGCGGAGCTGGGGTATCGACAGCCGGAATCGGTGTATCCGTGGGACCCACCGGCGCGGCGGTGGGTGGAACCGGGGTGGCCGTGGACAGAGCCGGGGTATTGGCGGGCAGAACCGGCCCGGCGGTGGCCGTAGAAAATGTTACCGGGGCAAGGCGCATTTCTGGCGAAGTTACGGCGCGGACCTGCTCGCGCTCGCCGCCCAGTATTTGCCCCAATAAGCCGCAGCTACAACACCCCACAAACAACAACAAAACGGCGGCCCCCAGGCCGCCGACTATTTTCATCGGTTTACTAACTTTCACAGCGCCTCAAATTCTTCTGTGCTCAGGCCGGCCTGCCGCAAAATACTGCGCAACGTTCCCGGACTAATTTCTTTGTGGTTGGGAACTATGGCCGTGAAAAAGCCTTGTTCGGTTTGTTTGCCAAATTTTACGTGACTGCCCTTTTGTCCAACAACAGAAAAACCGGCTGCCTCTAACCTGCGTTTTACCACGCGATAGGGCAGCGGATTAAGCGGCGGCACGCCAGTTTACCTTTAGCTTGCGAGTGTGGGGTAAAACGGTGGCCATTGGCGCTTCAAAATGAAGCTCCAACGCCTCCTGTAAGTTTTTTAACGCTTCTGCTTCCGTAGCCCCCTGGCTGGCGACATCTACTTCCAGGCATTGCGCCACCCAACCCCCATATTCTACCCATACCGTTGCTGTAAATTCCCGTTTCATTGTATTAACCTCTCCAGAATGCAGGTGGCTATTCCCCCTGCTGTTGCTGTTGACGCATCAAAAACCCCTGCGCCACGATTACCACAGACTCCCGATCCCGCTGATCTTTAAGCGCCCGGTACAGGGTGATAAGTTCCGCCTCTTCACTGTCCAAGTCCTGGAGTGCGCCACTGCTGGGAGGCAAGATATTTGCCAGCCGCAACACGGTCTCCGGCCTCTCGTTAAAGGCTTTGGCTATGGCTATGCAGAAGTCAGCCGATACTCCCCGCTGCCCATTGAGTACCATTGAAACAAACGACTGCGAAAGGCCAGCACTGCGAGCCAACTCGCTGTTGTTCCATCCCCTGCTATTTAATTCGTGGTTTATCCAGTCAAATAGTTCGTTCACAATTGTGATAATTTTAAGGTAAAAACTAATCACTGTGGTGATATTGTTTATTGACAGGTGTGATAATGTGTGATATTATACCATTACATTAGTGATGAAAATTATCTCGAAGGTGATATATGGCAAAGATAAGAGCGACGGTTTCCTTAGAAGAAGATATTAGTAACGAAATCGATAACCAGGCCGCAGCGTGGTACAGCGACCGCAGCAATACCATTACCCGAATTTACCTGGAATGGAAAGAACTGCGGGCGGCGAATGAATCGCGTCCGGTGCGGTTACTGCCCGGCTTTATCCCCAATGAGGCCGTCGAGACGATGAAGGTAAGGCCGGCGGTCGCCGGGGCAGCCCGGTCGGAATGGGACGAATCGTTTCACCTGGGCACCGGGCCGGGGGATGAGTTAGGGGAGGCGGCGTAATGAGACCGATGACCGTTGGTTACTACACCCCCACCCAGGAGTTTTTGAAAATACCGGAACACGTGGCCGTCATGGATGCCGAAACCAGCGCCCTGATCGCCGTTACCGGCCCCAGCGGAGACGCTGAAAGCCGGGTTTATGCCGAACTGTTTGCGGCGGCCGGGGAGATCACCACCGTGGTTGACCGGATGGGGATGGCCATTATAGCCAGAGCAGCGCTGAAGCTGACCACCGAAATCTGGAATGTTGTTGACCCGCTCTGCGATGAGCGTTACGCGGAAACTGACCAGATTCGGGCGGCTCAACTGGATGTAAAAATCCAGGCTTACCTGCATACCTTGCGGCTGGTGGAAACCATCGCCAAGGGGTGGACGAGGTGAGTACCCGCCGGAAGCGATACACCCACACCGTGCGGGTGTTGGATGCGCCGGCGCTGAGTAAGCATTTTACCAACGCGCTGGAGGCAGCGCATTACTGGCGAAAGATGGAAACAGCCGGGCATCAGGCCCGGATAGAGATTTACAGCCAGCAGTAACTTCTATAAACGCCAAGAGGCCCACCCCAACGCCCTGGAAAGCAACGGGTGGACCTCTTTGAGACAGAAAGGATGTTTCTGTTATGGAAAGAAGTATACCACCCCGGCGGTCTCGTGTCAACCACCTCAGCCGCCGCACCCTGAGAACCATTGCCGCCGACGCGGCCCAACTGTTGGGCTGGGACTGGGCCTTTGAGCGGGTGATCTCGCTCACCTTCTGCCCGCACCAGCATCCCCGGTACGGTTACTGGCTGGAGGCCGCGCTATGAGCGAAGAGGTAAAAATTTGCCGCCGGGGGCACCGGATGAGCAGCAAAATCGGCAAGGATGGCAGGACACACTACTTCTGCCAGAAATGCCGGAACGCGGCGGCCCGGCAACGGCGGAGCGGCGGCGGGCGGCGGATGCAAAGCGCGGTCAGTTCCATTTCTTTCAGCACCGGCCCATTTTCCTTGTGGGGAGCGGTGAACGGCGATTACTGGCGTAAGGATGAGGCAGAGCAATGAAAGTTTCAGAATTATTCCCCTCCAAATACATTAAAGCCGCCGATCTGAACGGCAAGAGTTACACCTTTAAGATTGCCACGATGCGGCTTGAGGAAATGCGCGACCAGAACGACAAAACGGTCAAGAAAGCGGTGCTTTATTTTGAGGGGCCGCGCAAGGGCCTGATTTTGAACCGCACCATTGCCGATACGATTGTGGACATTTCCGGCCATGAAGAGATCGACTTGTGGCCCGGCTGTGAAGTGACGCTCTACCCCACCTCGGTGCAGGCGTTTGGCAAAACGCATCAGGTGGTGCGGGTGCGCCGCCCGGATGTGCAGCAGCCGGCCGGTGGGGGCAATGCCCCGGACAGCCTGATGGCCGATGAGGATGAACTGGCCCACAGTGAGGTGGAGGAATGAGTGAGAGCGAGAAACAGGCCCTTCAGCACTTTGCCCGGTTTGTGGAGAAAAAGGCTTTAGCCGCCGCCGATGAGCGCACCCGGTTTCTCCGGCTGATGGTGCTGGCCCTGACCGAAGCGGCAATAAAGATCGAAGGCGGGGGAGTGAGTAACCCATGACAAACGATTTGATTTACCTGCCCGTAGCCCAACTAAAAATCCATCCGCAGAATATTCGGCTTTACTACCCGCCGGTTGACATTGAAAAGATGGCCGCCAGCCTGCAATCCCCGGCCGGTCAGATTCAGGCCCTACAGGTGGTTCCCGCCGATGACGGTTTTTATTACGTGGTCGATGGCAATATGCGCCTGACCGCCGCCCGCACCATCCCCGGCTTTCCGCCACTGAAGTGCGAGGTCATTAGCGCGAGCCAGGCCGAGCAGTTGCTCATGATGCTGACCACCACCGAGTTTGTCTTCCCTAAAGATCAGATCAGCCGCGCCCGCCATTATCGCCGGTTGCAGGAGCAGGAAGGGTTAACGGTAGGACAGATTGCCGCCGCCATTGGCCTGTCAGAAAGCTCCATTTACAACGCCCTCAGCCTGTTGGAATTGGATGAGCCGATTCAGCAGTTAATCATTGAGCGCCGCCTGACGATGGATATTGGAGTAGCCCGGCTGTTGCTACGGGTACCCAACACTGAGCAGCGGATCAAGTTAGCCCAGCGTTACGCCAAACAGAAAATGAGCGCCCGGGCCATTAGCCAGAGCCTGCAATATGTTCTGCGCCAGTACCAGCAGGTGGAAGGGCAACCCGCGCCAAAACCGCCCAAGCGCCGGGAGACCGTGGCTGACATACCCGTTGCCGCCAATGGCAAGTTCTCGGCGGAAAAAGTGCGCGAACTGGCCCGCTTGCACCTGTGCGATGAATGCCGGCTGGATGGGCTGGGACCGAAATGCTACACCTGTCCCGGCCCCTACGAGTTTATCAATCACTTGGTCGATTTGCTACCGGCAGAGGAGGCCGCGGCCCATGTCTGAGCGCATTGAACTGGTTCCCATCACTCAAGCCGGGGCCAACGCCACCATTCTGGAGGGCATTGTCTTTGGTGATGAGGACACTCACCTGTGGGTAAGCTGGCTGGATGCTTATCACCACTGGCTGGAGGCCAAACGGCGCAAGAACAGCACCGGCAGCACGGCCAACAATTACCAGATCGCTTGGAAGCAGTTTTTCACCTGGGCGCAGGTGCGCCCCTGGGAGACCACCCCGGCCCACGCCGAGCGGTGGGCCGCCTTTTTGGCCCGCGAAGGCAAAGAGATTACGGACCGCAAAACCGGCCTGATCCTGCGCCGGGAGCCGCTGGCCCAGGCCACCTTCAACCTGAAGTTGGCCGCCCTGAGCGATTTTTATAATTACGTGCAGAAGAAATACGATCTCTGGCCGGCCAACCAGCGCAACCCGTTTGACGTGGTTGACCGGGCCAAGGTCAGCGCCTATGGCCGAGCCAAATACCCCACTATCGATGAAGCCAAGGCGATCCTGACGGCGGTCAATACCGAGTGCCTGACCGGGAAGCGTGATTTCGCACTTCTTTACACCATCATGGTCACCTGCCGCCGCTCCAGTGAAATTCTGAACCTGACATGGGGTGATTTGAAGGAAACCTCGACCGGCGACTATGCCTTTACTTACCGCTACAAGGGCGGAAAGATGAAACGAGCTATTCTCAACCGCAAATGCCACACCGCTATCACCACCTACCTGCGGGCCGCCGGGCGGCTGGAGACGATGAGTGAGACGGATTGCATCTTTACCCCGCTGGATGAGGACCGGATCAAACGGCTTAACCCCACGGCCACCGTTGACCAGAATCGGCCATTATCCAACAGCTTTGCCAACCGGATTCTGAAGAAGTACGCCCGCCGGGCCGGGGTGGATGTGGGCAAGGCCCACATTCACGGCCTGCGCCATGTGGGGGCGCGGCTGCGGGTGCAGCAGATGAAGGCCGGGCGCGGCGGGGTGGATTACGAGGAAGTGATGACTCTGTTGGGGCACAGCAGCCTGGCCGTAACCCAGGTTTACACCCAGGTGGTGCTGGATGACCCGATTGACCAGGGCGGGCAAGCCGCTGCTGAGGAGCTGCTGCCCAAGGGCAAGTATCGCCGCCGCAAGGGGGCCGACGCCCGGCAGTTACCGCTATGAACGGCAGTTTGGGCGGTACCCCTGATGTCCACCTTTCTGGGGTGGATGTGTCCTCTTTGGGGGGCTTGCTTCCGGCCACGGATAGAGCATTATTGCCCCGCCCTGCCTCGGCTGAAGGGGTAGAAGGCCGAGGTTTTGTAAAAAAACAGGGGCCAAAACCGGCCAAAAAACGGTTTAGGTCACACAAGAAGAATTGTTTGACCTGTATACGGTTGTTAAAGAGCAGTTTTATTTAATCTAACACAGAACTCTGGATTTGTGACACATGGAACCAAATTTAATTTTCAGTCTGCCGAATTGTTTGTACTGGATTATTTTGGCCGGGGTCATCGCCGGGCAAGGGGCCACTGTGGGCGAAAGCTGGCCGGAGGAATCGCGCTGGCGGCTGGGGGTGATTACCCTGTTCGGCTCCGGTCTGGTGATGGTGGCCGCCTTTGGCTGGCACGCCTACACCTGGGCCGGGTTAACCGTGCTCAGTTTTAGCGCCGGAGTAGCCAGAGTTGACCAACTGCTGCTGGGCAACCTGTGGGAGCGCCGGGAAAGCCATCGCTGGACGCTGCGGTATTTTCTGGCCTTCACCACCGCTATCCCGCTGCTGTTTGTCGGTTTTGAGGTGGTGACGTGGCTGCTGTTGGGCATCAGCGTGGGCGTTTGCGGGGCGGTCAAGGTGGGCCGGGAAGCGTATATGAACAGCCGTCGGGCGCGGTTACTGCGCCGGATAGGGCCAGAGGATACTCGCAATGGCTTTTTCAGAAGATAAGGATTGGGATTTTCTTGACCGGGCGATTGCCCTGGCCAGTGACATTATCAACCAGGCCAATGACATCAAAGACCTGAGCGATGACCCGGATGTGTTGTTGGAGGCGCTGAAGATTGAGGCCGAGGCGCTGGTTATCCAGAAATCGGCCAGGGATTACCGGAGCAGGCTCAGGAGCCTGAAGCAGTTGGAAAAAGAGGCAGGGCCAGCGCCCCGCCTCCGGCAAAAACGCTCAGAAGAGAAGCAATTGGCTTAGGGAGACAATATGGCAAACAAAATCGACACTGATGAAAAAACAGAAATCATTGCCGCCAGCAGGGAGAAGCCGTTGAAAAGCATTCCGGCTTACGTCATTCAACACCGGCTGGGTGGTTGGCCCTCGGTGGCGGTTACCATTTATTGGCAGCACTACAAACGCAAAAATTACTTTGAATATTGGGTTAATTAACTGAAGGGGTTAGAGATGTCAAGCAAAATTGCTACTGAAAAAACAGAGAAATTTGGCTGGGACCCGGGCAACGGAGTCCAGAAAGCGGCCTGGATTAACGGCCAAATGAATACCGCCAGCCTGCCCAGCGTGGCCGGGGTAGGGCGGTTGGAAGCCAGCGGCCTGAGTTTGGCCGGGCTGGACAGCCAGCGCCGGGGGGAGGCTCCGTTTCAGGTGTCGTTTGGGGGAATGGATTACCTGGTGGGGGCCAACGTGGCCGCCTATACCCGGCCCATCGAGAACATCAACGACAGCCGTTTTGGGGAGGGGGCTGAATTGCGGGCGATGTTTTACGCCGTTGTCTCGCAGTTGGGGTTAACCGGCCAGCGGGTGGCGGTGGCTATTGGCTTGCCGGTGGAGATGCTGGCGGATAAGGCCCGGGCCGAAAGCACGGAAAAACTGATGGCTAAATGGCTGGTGGGGCCACATCGATTCACCTTTGACGGGGCAGAGGCCGCCGTGGAGGTGGTGAAAATCCGGGCCACTATTGCCCAGCCGTTGGGGGCCTGGCTGGACTGGGGTTTGGGGCAGGATGGGCAGTGGATGCGGGGGGCGGCCGGGCGGACTGCTCCGGCGCTGGTGATTGACCAGGGCTTTAACACGCTGGATATGTTTGCGGTGGAAGATGGCAGGCCTAGCGACCGCTACACCGCCGGGGATAATTTGGGGATGGCCCGCGCCGCCGAAATGATTGCCCAGGTGGTCAGCCGCCGTTATGACGGGGTGAAGCTGACGCTCCACCAGGCCGATGACCAGATGCAACGCCGGTTGAATGGTGAGGCCCCGGCGGTGTACGTCCACGGCGAACTGCAAAACATCACCCCGGAAATTGACCAGGCCCTCAACAGCCTGGCCGCCGATGTGCTGATGTTCATCAAGCAGCGGGTAAAAAATGACGCGGCCCGGTTCCGCATCATTCTGACCGGCGGTGGGGCGCTGGCGCTGGTGGGCCGGTTGCAGCGGGAATATCCGCACGCCGAGATTGCCCCGGACCCGGCGATGGCTAACGCTCGCGGGCTGGCTAAATTAGCCCTGCGCAGTTTTCTGGGGTAGGGCGATGGCCGGGCAACGGGGAAGATCAGGCCGGGTGCGGCTGCCGGGCCGGTTATACCGGGTAAACGTCCGCTTTCTGCCTGGCCGCCACTCGCCGGAGCTGGCCGAATTACTGGAAATGCTGGCCGCCGCCGCGCCAAGCCGACGGGCAGATATTCTGAACGGGGTAGCTGCCGGAGGAGTGGCGGCGGCCCGCGCCCAGGCCCAGCCAGAGGTGATAGAAACGGAAACCTTACTAAAAGAATTGTTTGGGTGGGAGTAAACCCGATGACATTTACTGCCTTGATGGAAGAGGAATTCGCCCGACGTGACCGCTCGGCTGCACAACACCCCCACGCCGCCTATTACGCCGCGCTGAAATTGGTGGCCGGCATTGAACAAAATCTGGCAAGCGGGTGTCGCCATTACCGCACCAAAAACGGCAAGCTGCTCACCACCCTTGATGAGGTGGTTAACGCCATAGTCAATCACCAACTTGAAGGGATGGCGTAAGGATGAGCTACCGCCGACTTGAGAATAAGGTGCTGGATGACCTGGAACAGCATAACCAGTTACGCCAGGCGCTGGCGACGTTACCCAGCAATTACGAGCGGATGATAGTGATCCTGTACATGCTGGGCTTTACCCAGGTTGAAATTGCCGGAGTATATGGCGTAACCAAGCAGGCGATTCAGCAGAAGGTGAAACGGTTCAAGCGGTTGGCTGAGAAATTAAACGAGTAGTTGAACGCATAAAAATGCCCGTCGAGGTCAAGTCGGCGGGCGGGTCGGAGAGAGCGGGAAAGCTATCCCGGCCAAAAGCTATTGTAAAAAGAGAGCGGGAAAATGGCAAAAAAATATCGAGAGTCGGGCATTATCGAACTGCCGCGTTCACAATGGCGATATGTTCAGGCTGCGCCGCCGGTGTGGCTGGTACTGGCGCTATTGGCCGGGATCATCTTGGTTTCGCTGTGGTGGGGCATAGCCTCTCAGCCTAAGAAGCTCCCTGTATCCAGCGCGTTTTGTCCATTGTCTGTGATGATGATGGCCGTATCAGGTGAGGGTGGGCGCGATGGATGATCAATTTTATCTGATGGCGGTTAATGATGTTCTGCGGCGAACCCCGGCTCGGCGGCGATCCCTATTGGGCCGGGGCAAGCAACTGGCTAACGGAGTGCCGTTTAAGTTTTTGGGGCGGCCCATTGGCGGCCCGCAGTGTGTGACCGTCTCGCTCATCATTCAGGATGAGGATTTGGACGCCTGTTTGGGATTGGGCGAGCGGCTGGCCCATCGGGCCAATTCGCAATTTGCGAGGGTGTACCGCGATCTGGGCGCGGTAAGGGTAGAGTTTACGCTACCCACCAGCCAATGGAGAGATGTAAAACTGGCGCACCTGCCGCACCACCGCGAAACCGTGACAATTGGGCAAAAGGCCCTGGGGCCGGTGGCCCGGATGGATTGGACCAATCCACACAAGGCAATTTTTGGCAGCACCCAGACGGGCAAGACTACGGTCCTGGCCGATATGATCATCAGCCTGGTTAAAACAGACCCGCAGGCAACGGAGACAAAACTCTTGATTTTGAACCCAAAGAATGACCCCGCTTTTGCGCCGTTTGCCCGGCTGCCCCACCTGGCCGCCAAAATAGCGACCAGCTATGAGGATTCAGTCACTATGCTACGGCTGGCGCTGCGGGAGATGGATCAGCGCCGCCGCCAACAACTGCAAGGCCAGCCGCGCTGGGTGGTCATTGTGGATGAGGTGGCGCAGCTTACCGGCGCGATGCCGGAAAGCGGCCCGATTATCACCCAGCTATCCCAGATGGCGGGTGGATTGAAGATAAACCTGATCGTGGCCTCGCAGGCGGCCAATCCCTCTACCTTTGGTCAAACCGGCAGCCTGGCGCAAGCGAATTTTCAAAGCCGCCTGATTTTTCAGTTACCCCACGCTCAGGCGTATTTGGCAACCAATCTGTCCGGGCAGCACCCGGAAAAGTTGGGGGGGTTGGGGGATGGGCTGGCCATCAGCGGCGATAAGGTTACTCGTTTTCGGGCAGCTCTGCCGCATCAGGTTGATTACGACAACCTGCCCAAAACGGAAACCGCGCCGCCGGTTCCTCTCAGCGACCAGGTGGCCGGGGATAGCCTCATTATCGAGAAATGGCAGATTGACCCTGACCGGCTGGCCTACGCCGTGGTCATGAGCAGCAGCGCCACGGCCATTCAAAAACAGTTTGGCGGCGCTACCGACCGGGCGAGGTTAATCCGGGATTACCTGAAGTTGTTTGAAGCGCGGGTCAATTACTGGCGGCAGGTAAAGAAGGGAATGTTGGCGTGAAAAAGTTTTTGGGAATGATGAGCCTGGGGTTTGGCCTGGCCGCCGGTGGGGGGTTAATCCACATCCTGGCTACCAACCAGACCGCATTTATCATCTTTTTGGCGTTACTGATGTTTGTGACCGGCTCAGTGCTGGCGATGGGCTTTGCCCTGCTGTTGAACCGGCAATGGACTATGGCGATGTTTGGGCAACAGCCGCCCAGAGTGACCCATCAGTACCGCTTACCCACCTATCCGTACCCGGCCCAATCGGCTGGGCCAGCCGGTTATCTGCCGGAGCCAACCCCGGATTACGAGATAATTGAGCCTAAAAATCCAGATTCATTTGTGGATGACAGGCCGGTAGCCTGAAGAATTCAGGCCACACAAGACAGATTGTTACACCAGAAAGGAACTAAACCCTATGAGCCAAAAAGTAACTTCCTTTGACCGGCCCCTTGTGCTGGCCGTCTCGGATACGTACAGCGTGCTGTATGCCGGGTGGGGCGACCCACCGCCAGGGGCAGTAAAAGAAGATGCCACCCTGATTACCGGCGAAATTGCTGAATTGCTTTATGAATCGCTGGCTGGGCACAGTTTTAATGAACACCCGGAAGTTGTTTCAGTGGGCCGAGCCAGACTGGCTCGCAGCATAATCAATACCAGAGTCAAGAATATGCGGTCATTTGCTAACGATCTTCACCATACCGGCGGCACCACTATGATGATGTTGTTTTCGGCTCAGGCGGTATTGATGCAGCACAGCAATATCATTATGCCGTGGTTGGGTATTACTATGTTGAATGACCGCGGTAATCCGGTGTTGGATACGACGGAATACAAGCCGATCAGAATCCATAAGCAGTAAACCACAAGGAGGTTAGGATGACCCAACTCGCTTTGTTTAATTATGACCAACTCGATGCCGAAACCCGCATTATTACCCAGCAACGGGCCGGCGAGATAAAAACGCTGATGAGAGCCACTGCGGAAAATATCATGCAGGTGGGCGAGAAGTTGCTGGAAGTACAAGTTAAATTAGGCAACGGCCAGTTCGATGCCTGGCTTCAGGCGGAGTTCGATTGGTCGCGCCGGACTGCCTACAATTTTATAGGCGTTTACAAACAATTCCGGGGCAGGGCCAACTTTGCCCAGATGGATGTAGCCACCAGTGCCCTCTATCTGCTGGCCGCACCCAGCACCCCGGAGAGCGCTGTAGATGAGGTTCTGAGCCGCGCCGAAGCCGGTGATCGCATCAGCCACACTGAGGCCAAGGCCATTGTGACTGAACACAAGGCGGCCGTCGCGGCCCGTACCCCGCAACAAACCGCGCTGGCCCCGGATGAACCCGCTCCCTGGGAAGAACGCAATACCGAAAAATGCCCAACGTGTGGTCAGACTGCCAATTTCCCACGAGGTGGATGGACGTGCGATGGCTGCGATAAGTCGTGCAGTAAGCTCGAAGCGCAATACGAGGCCGAGGGTGGTTTGGTCTGTAAAAAATGCCACCAAGCGAATCATCACACCACAACCTCTGCCGCGCCCACGGCGTTAGATCGGCTACGCGAGCAAGCCAAGCCGATAGGCCCGCCGGCGACACCGTTGATGGCGGATCGGGTAAAGGCCGAAGCGGAAGCATCGCGGGAACAAGCCCAACCCCTGGCTAAATCCATCAAAGCCCCAACCCCAGCCGTTACTCTGGACTTTTCCGCGCCGGTAGAGATTGAAGACCCCAGCCTCGATTTGAATGATGACGCGCCGGTTAAGCCTGATTTGCTGCTGAACATTCGGATTAAACGGACCGAGACCTGGGCATTTGAGTTGGAGATCAATGCCGAGGGCGGCCTGATGAAAGGGCACATCCCGTTGTATTACTCCGGTCTGTACGCTGAGTTAGAAGGCGTTCTGCGGCTGGCCATTATCGATTACCGTGAAAGCGAAGAAGGGAACATTACCAATGAGTGACTTGAAACCAACCGATAAAATCAGCCATACCCAGATTGTGGTGAAGTACGATGGCAAAACCTTTGGCCCGTACCCCAACCCGCAGAACGCGTTGACCATTGAGATTGTGCAGCGGGAGTTAGCCAAACAGTTCCCCGAAGCGGCCAAGTGTGAGGTCAGCCAGAAGCTGCTTGAGAATGGGCAATTTGAATTGACCTTCATTAAAAAGGCCGGGACAAAAGGCAATGGGTGGAGCCTGCGGGCTAATGAATATTATGCCGTGTACGATGGCGACAATCATCCCATCGCCCTGATCCCGATAGCTGAAGATGGGCGACGGCAACAGACGGCAAAAATTGTTGCCGCCGCGCCGGATTTACTGGCGGCTTGTGAACTCGTATTAGCCGGACTGTTTGATGATGACGACGAATGTATTTTCTGCGGGGCAGAGCCGTATCCAGATGACGAGGGCGGAAAGGTTTACGATCACGATGACTGTTGCCTAGGGCCAATGCTGATGGCAGCAGTAGCTAAGGCAAGGGGGTAAACGATGAAATTTGTACTTAAAGGGATGGCTGTAATTTTAACCGCAGAGGCGGTAGAACAGTTGGCCGGGGATGAACCCGGCCCAAACAATTGCATAGAGCACAAGGTTATAGTTGACGCCCCCAGTAAATTGGCCGCGTTGAACAGATATTACCATCAAGGGGGCTATGTGTACTGGCAGGAAGACGGGACTTACCTGTACTGGATGAGTGAACCGGAAGTTGGCCCAGCGCCGATGGATCAGCAGTTGGTGCTGCTGCCGCCGGAGATTGCCCCCCGGCTGCCGGGGTTTGCGCTGTGACCGCCGCCGAACTGGCCGCCCGGCTGGCGGCGGTACCATCGGCTGACGTAGCGGTGGTAGCGCTGTATCTGGAACTGGGGCAGGCTGAGACTTTGCATGAATACCTGACCCGGTGGGATGAAATTAACCAGGCCCTGACCGGGATAACTACGCAATTAGACACTACCAAACGGATCGGCTTTCAATGCAAACAGTTGCCATCGCGCCCAGCACTTATACCCCCACCCGGCCTGTAAGTTACGCCTGGCTGATCGACCGGGTGAACGACGCCTTGAAGCCGCTCAAGGCGGCCCGGCTGTGGGTTGAGGTCTTTAACGAGCCACCGCCTAACGTGGCCTTGGAAGTGGCGGAGAAAGTGTTTCTTGAGCGGGTGAGCAAAGATTTATTCCCGCTCGATGAAATGCGAGTGGAAGAACTGATTTATAACGGCGATCCAATGGCAGAAGCGATACCCATCAGCGGATACCGCATTGCTTTTGAGGCTGCCGCCGTCGCCGACCTGGAGCCGTACCAGCAGGCAGCCGGGGCAGTAATGACGCTCAACTACCTGCAAGAGCAGGATGAGTGGTTTTTTGAAGACATTGGTTTTCCGCCGGATGTCTGGTGGCTGGCTCCCTACGCCTCGGCTGAAGCCTGGCGTATTGGACTGAACTGGTTAACGGCCCAGGGCGATTTGTGGGCCGGGTTGGGGCAGATGATTTACATTTCAATGCAGCAGTTTGCCAACCCCTTTCTGCTGTTGCCCGGCCCGGATTTTGTGGACGATTATCAGTACACGTTTTGGTATTGGACCCTGGCCGATGTACGCCTGCTGGCCGCCTATTGGCAAGAGGCGCAGCCGGTGGTGACGCAGATTGAGGCGTTCAAAAGCTGGTTTGAGGCAGCCCCGGCCCAAAACCATTATGCCGTTATGGAGATGTTAGCCAAATGCAGCGAAGCCACGTGGAAATTCGACGATCCCCGGTAGCTTATATCAGCCTGATCGATACTTTGGAGCAAAGGTTACTCTTTGCAGGCATTGCCCAGGTTTATCACGAGTTGTGCAAGGGCACCATGACGGTTACCCAGACCGGCATCTATGAGGCTGTGGCCCAGGTGGTCAAGGTGCTGGATGAACAGGAATATTTCCCGGTTTACCGTGAATACGCCGAAGAACTCATTGAATTTGGGGAACTGTCGGAAGTAGCGCCAGGAAATTTATATCTGCCCACTATCGCCGATTTCCTGGCCGTTGACGGGATAAACCCGTGGAACTCAGGTTTTGAAGATTGGGATGATTTGTGGCGGTTGGTATTGGCTATCTGTTTCAGGGAAGCCGCATGGGAAAAGAGTCAGACCTTATCCTGGTGGGCGACTCTGAATAGGAAACTGGGGGTAGATGAATTACCCCTGTTGGATGAGATTGACATCGATATTGCGCTGGAGCGGGCCTATCGGGACGCCATTCCCGGCCTGAGAGCTATGGTTGAGTGGACAGGGGGAAATACCGGTAACGTCTTTGTGGACGTAGCCCCGGAAGACAGCGGGGAGTCGCGTTGGGATTTCGATTGGTCAATGGAGACCATCCATTCGTTGACCGCCGAATATGATGAAGCGAAAGCCACAATATTTGATCCGGCCGATGCTTTGCTCGACCGCTATAAAAATAACCCAGATACAGTCCTGCGGCAGGTGGCCGTTTATTTACTGACCGGAGAATTAATTGATGAACATTCTTGATATAGCCCCAGGCCCAGGCCTGGATAGCCAGCAGTTGCTAATGACCATGGATATATACACTGAGTCGATTTTACGCACCTTGTACGAACACGGCCAACCGGCCCAGGTGGATGAGGTATCACCGCTGGATGTGGCCGTAACGCTGGCCGATGTGCAGGTCAACCCCGGCCTGCTACCGGCCAACCTGCTGTATTACGCCCGGCGCGGTCGCCACGAATCGGTGGCCCTGTATCTGCCCCCGGAAACCCGTCTGCTACGGCTGCACACCGGCGAGGTGTTTACCGTCCCCTGCCCGCCGCTGGTTTTTGCCGGCATTCAGACAACCTACCGGCTGGCAGCGCTGGCCGAAGCAGGCTGGCCCGCCGCCGCCGCCAAACTGTTTCACGCCCCCTTCACCAACGTCTATACCAGTTGCCGGGTATGCCACGGCTCGGTGAGCTTTCCAGAGGCCGGTTTGATGACTATCCATCAGGCGGCGCGGCTATTTTTTGAGAGCGAGTTCAACCTGGACCTGGGCAACAACAAAAGTATGTTGCATCGGGCCAATGTTACAACCATGTGGCGTACTCTGGCTGAGGACAACCGGCCAGAGTATCCAACAGGTGATTTGATTTCAATGGATACCACTTTGGAGGCCTGGCTCAATGAAACTTTTCGCTGATCTGGTTAATCATTCCATTTATCGCGGGGAACTGCCACCCCGACCAGCCGGTTATGATTATCTGCTGGCCGGCAATGGCCTGTTCAAGCGGGTGTATGGCGATCACCTGACCGCTTGCCTGCCCATTGCCCCGTGCCGGGTGCGCGGGTTGCCAAACCTGACCGGGGTGGCGGCGCTGGCCCACGGCCGCATTCCCACCACCCTGCTGCACCACGTGTTGTTAGATGCCCGCGAAAAGGCGCAGCAGCAAGTGGAACAAACCTACCTGTTTCGCTGGGATGGCAATCGATACCGGGTATCCCGCCCGGCTCAACAGGTAAACTCGGTACGGGTCCAATCTTTCAGCACTCAGGGGTACGACAATGTGGTGTGTGAGCTACACAGTCACCATACCATGCCCGCCTTTTTCTCCAGCATAGATGATTCCGATGAACAAGGCTTCCGTTTCTATGCCGTGATTGGCCGATTGCTGACCAAGCCGGAAATCCGGGTACGGGTGGGGTTGTACGGGGATATGGTCAATGTGCCGGCAGATTCGATATTCAGCGATTTGCTGGGGGTCAAAGACAAGTTTGTGCAAAATTTGCACGGGTTGCACGGAGAACGCTGAGATGGACGAGATCAGAGCCACAATCCCGCTCAAGGTGGGTAATCCCCAACAGGTGACTATTACAGTGGTCGGCTGCGGCGGTACCGGCAGCTATTTGGTGCAGCGACTGGCGCGGCTGGCCGGCCATGCCCGGCAAATGAATATCGAGGTTGGGTTGCGTTTGGTAGACCCGGATATTGTGGAGCCAAAAAACCTGTGGCGGCAATTGTTTGTGGAAAGCGAAGTGGGGCAGCCCAAAGCCCGCGCCCTGGCTGCTCGATACAGCCGCGCCTTTGGGCTGCCCATTCAGTTCTTTGGGGAAAAGGTGAGCGCCAAACATCTGAAGATTGAGCCGCGCCGCCTGAACGTGGTGGTGGGTTGTGTGGATAACACGGCGGCCCGGCGGGATATTGATAAAATTGTGCGGATGCAAAAAGGGCGGTTATGGTGGCTCGATTGTGGTAATGGCGATCAACACGGTCAGGTGGTGATTGGCAACCTGGCCACGGACACAGCGGAAATCAGCCCATTGGGGTACTGCTCTGGCCTGCCGCTGCCATCGGTCCGGCTGCCGGAACTGGTGGCGAGGGAACGTAAACGCGGGAAACGGGGCCGGGCTTGCGCCGACGATGCCCTGGAAAATGTTCAGGGCTTGATGGTTAATGAGACGGTAGCCAGTTTTGCGGCCCATTACCTGTATCGGTTGATCATCAGCCAAGACCTGGACATCTGGGCTACCTACGTCAATTTACAGGCCGTCAACGCCCGCAGCGAATATATCTACCCGGAGCAGGCCAATGGATAGACTCGCCCAGGCCCGGTCACGAATAGCCTACTTTGAGGCGTTGCTTCAACCCAAGACCGATGGCTGGACATTTCTTTCGCCGGGATGGGAACGGTTTTACCGGGAGCACATCGCCTATTGGCAGGGTGTATTAAATGAAGCACATCAGGTTGAGCCTATGGGGAGTCTTGAGAAACAATGGGCAAAGGTGATGGATTTGTTGAGCGTCCCATGGGAATACCAATCCAGCTTTTGGCTACCGCGAAGCCAAACATGGTTGAAGACCACCAGCAGCCGACCAACCACCGCATATATCGAGGCTGCCTGTCACCTGCAACAGTCAACCGGTCGCCGCGTGGACATCCTGGTAGGGAAGCCGGCTCCGGCTCAGTATGCGGTGTGGCTGATAAGCGAAGCGGGCGGCTTTTTGACGACGCGCCCAATAATGTGTGCCATCGCTCTGAGTAATTTATGGAAGGTAAAAATATCTGCCATTGAGCAGGCTATGGAAGTAAACAGGTATAACAATGGGCCTTGTGTGACCTCGATATGAAAACACTAACTTTGAAAGATTTAACCAAAGAAGAGCTGATAGAGCTGTGCCAGCGCCATTTGATCAGAGTAAGCGCGGAGGAAATCGGGTTAATCATCTACCGAAGAGAATCTGACAAGGCTCTGGCGGAGATGGATGCGGCGTTGCTGCAAATGAAATCGTTGGACCTGTCAAAGCCAAAGGATCAGAAATTGTATTTTGCCGCCGACCGCAGGTGGGCAAATGCAAGCAAAAAATTGAACAAGTTAGAACAGGAAAGGGAACAAAAAACAAAATGACTCCGCAAGAAATGGAACAGCAGTTGAAGGACGCCCTGATTGCCGCCGCCAATGTGCAGCAGCGTGATTATCTGGGGATGAGCAGTATCGGCCTGTGCCCGCGCAAAGTTTTTTTCGATCTGACCGAGGGCAAAGAGGAGGATGACCGGATGGCGTGGTACAGCTACGCCGGGTATATGCACGAACACAGCCTGATCCGGCTGCTGGGGTTTGAGCCGCCGGCCCAACAAATTGAGGTGGCGGCAAAGTTTGAACGCCGATTCCGGGGCCACGTTGATTTTGTGCTGGATGACGGCACGCTGATTGAGTGCAAAAGTGTGGATTGGAGCAACTTTGCCAGATTGTATGGCGGCCCCAAACCGGAGCACGTTGACCAGGTGCAAATGTATTTGCGCCACGGCGGTTGGCAACGGGCGCTCATCATTTACACGGCCCGCGACATTGTTTATCGGGAGTGGGCCGGGGTGCCGATCCGCGTATTTGAAGTGTTGCCGGACCCGGCTCGGCAGGAAGAGCTGGATGCCAAGGCGGCCTTGCTTCTGAAGCGGCTCGATGATGGCGGCCCGGCTCCCGATTGCACCTGCGGCTGGTGCCGAAGATAACCAACCTGATTGGGGGAAAGGTATAAGTAAAATGGCAAAAAGAAAACGAAGTTTCACCAGAAGCACCACCATCGATATTTCATTCAACAACCGTCAGGAGTCCATTGCTTTTCTGCGGGCGATGGGTGCGCACAAAGGCGCAGACGCGCTTGAGGCCGTTGAAGCCCGTGATAAAGCCCGTCAGCAGGCCAAAGAGTTGAAAGAGTTATGGGTGGGGCCGGAGTTGTTTCATTTTTCATCTTTTGATCAATGGGTCAATAAAGCCAAAAGCTGGTTTGCCAACTGTGGGTTCCGCAAATGGGAATGGATTTGCCTTGATGCGGCTGGGCGCATTTGCACATCTGGTAAAGATTTTGCCCGGGCCAGCGATGAAAACACCTACCCGATCACGGTCTATCTCATTGATCCTGATTCTGTACCGGCAGCGATTGACTACGAGAGTTTACCGGAAAAGGCAGATGCGGAATTAGAAATTGAGGAGATGCTGGCAACTTACGACGACGATACCGACAACCGCGACGAGGACGAATAACCATGCCCTGCGCCCAGATTCAGGACTCGCACAGGCTTACTATTCGGCTTGGGGATAAAAAAGACCTGGCCTGGGCGCAGGAAACGGTCACATATTATCACTACCTGCGCCGACCGGTTGATAACCGCGCCCGGCCAATGGTGTATGTGGTTTCATTAAATAATTGGGATGCCGGCCTGGTGATGGTCGGTATCCCGCACGCTACTCGCTGCGGCGGGTGGTGGGGCTTTCCGGGGTTGATTACGCAATGGCAGGTGGTTGATCTATGCCGCATTTATCTGGACAGCGCACTGCAATACGGTGGCAAATCCTGCCGCGCCGGGGTGGTGCCGGGGTTTCTGGATCGGGGTGGTCAGTGGCGGCCAGCCGTAGCCAGCTGGATGGTGGGTGAAGTGCTGAAACGGATTCAGGCGGACCGTGTTAGTCTGTGGCCGCCGGTGTACCCGAACCAACCCTACCACATCGAGTTGGTCATCAGTTATCACGATCCAGCCTTTCATCGCGGCACGCTGTACCGTCAAATGAACTGGCAGCCCATGCATACCAATTCCGCCGGGCAGCCGGTGTTAGGGTCATCCGGCAAGTTCGGCTGGTGCTGGCCGCTGGCAAAACCAACCTGGAACTGGAACGAAATTCAAATCCTGCAACCGCGTACCATGCGGTTGTCAATCTGAGCAGATAATCGTGCCTCGAAAACGACGAACAAAGGCGGCTATTAGCCTGCCGCCCAAACATTTCAAAACCCCAGCGGCCATCCTGGTAAATATCAGTGTCTCTGACGCCGCTTACCGGCTCTACAATCTAATCCTGGCTCTGGGTTGGAAAGACGGCTACGTGGATTGTTACAATAGTGAACTTGGTGACTACCTTAGTTGGAACCGACAGAAAGTGAGCAGGGTCCTCCGTGAGCTACTCGACTTGGTGGATGCGACCACCCTCGCCGACGGGCGGCAGCGTTTAACGCCAGCCGACCCCGGCGACTTGCCAAGCGGCCTCGCAGTGGCCGGACTTTTTGACCCGGCGGACGCGACTGATCAAAACTTGGAGGGTGCAAAGCCCTCATCGCGTACCCCTCACAATAACAGTTCTAACGGCTCCAAAAAAGGTATCGTCACAAAAACGAGACGATACCCGTCACAAAAATGTGACGATACGCCCCTTCATGATGATGACTCTTTAAATACTTTAAATCATAGAGATTCGTCATCATCTAAAACGGCGGTATCGTCACAAAAACGTGACAATACGTTTTTACCGGTTCAAAATTGTGACGATACCTCGCCGTTTGAAGTGTGGGATCGCTATTTTGGCGAAAATCAGCGGGCAAGCGATGTGCTGGAAAAGTATCTGGCTGACCCCGTGTTGCACGGGGTCGCGGTCGCGGCGGAACAAACGCCGACTGCGTGGCTAATTGCCGCCATCGACAAAACCGCCGCGTATGAGCCAAAAAAGCCGTTGCCTTACTTTCAGAAAATTATCCGCACCCAGCTCGCCGAGGCAGCGACTTGGGCAAGCGTTCAGGTACAGGACGTTGACCCACCGCCGTTGCCAGCCGAAGGGCCAGCGCCAGCGCCTGATCTGCCGGATAAGCTGGCGGCGCTTTGGGCAGATGTGACAAATATGTTACAGGGGCAAATGTCCAAAAACACATTTGACACGTTGCTTAAACGCACCGTGCTTATCTCCGTTGATGGGGGGGTGTGGATGGTGGAGGTTGAGAGTAATTACGCCAAAGAGTGGCTGGAAAACCGGTTAAATAACCAGATTTTACGGGCGCTGAAACAATTTGTGGACGGCCCGATTGAGTTGAAATTCATTGAGCGAGGTGACTAATGCAACTGGAATTCGCACCGGGGGTGCAGATTAAACTAACCGAGCCGCCCTATGAAACTGAGGGCTTACGGATTGCCATCATCGGGAATCCGGGGATGGGCAAAAGCAATATCCTGGCGGTGCTGGCGGAAGAAGCCTACAGCCAGGACATCCCCTTTCTGTTTTTTGACCCCAACGGCGATGCATGTTCGCTGCGCGAGCTGGGGCCGGACGTGGTAGTGATTGGACACACCGGCCATGAGGAGGCCCTGCGCCGGGCGCATTATCCGTTGCACGAAGTGGGGAAGGATGCCCCGGAGTTGATCAGAATGCTGCTGGCCGATGGCTACAGTCTGGTGGTGGATTTATCTGACCAGGATGACCCGGATGTAGCCCAGTTTGCCTTTGCCCGGCTGGTCAATGAGCATTTTAAGCAGGCCGGAAAATTGCGGTCGCCCGCTCTGGTGATGGTGGATGAGGCCCATGTCTTTGCGCCGGAAGGCCGGGCCGATGAGGCAGAATCGGCCAGCCGTAAGGCGCTGTTCAAAGTGGCTCAGGATGGGCGCAAACGGGGGATGATGTTGGTGGTGGCCTCGCAACGGTCAACGTTTCTCAGCAAACGGGTGATTTTTGGTTCTAACGTGCGCATCTTTGGCAAGACCACGTATCGACCGGATTATGACCAGGTGGTGCGCAAATACCTGTCGATCATCAGTTTCCAGCAGCTTCTGCACCTGCGGACCGGCGAGGTGTTTATGGTGGGGCAGAATATTTTGCCCGAAGGCAACCTGGGCAGAGTCCAGATTAAGCGCCGGCAAACCACTGATCTGGGCCGGACGCCGGTCATTCGCCCCAGGAAGAAGGTTGCGCCGCAGCAGTTGGTTTTGTTTGCCCCGGTCGAGGCGAAGGGGAGCTAATATGAATATACTCGAATTAGCACAAGCGGCAGTAGATTCAGTAAATAATACCCCGACTGAGATTACTCCAACTTTAGCCATAAAGTTACCTGGCAAGTGGAGCCAATCACAGCGTAAATATTTGGCCGGGCCGAAATCCCCGCAAGGTTCCATTGTTCAGGAAAGTTTTGACGGGGTAACAGTAATTTTTGATGCACTGGAGGTTCTAATTTGGTGCGCGGCCAATGGTGCAAATATAGTGATGGTGCCGCAGCCTAACGGAGTAGGAAAAACACACACATTGAACAGGAGCCGGTGATGAAAGAGTTGGCAGGTGGTCTTGGAGTGGTATTGGTACTGACAATCGGGTTGGTTATGGCTACTGGCTGGACCAGTGAGAAAGCCAGTCGTCTTGAATATGCCAAGGGCCAGGCTCAAGCATTGGTCATCAGCGCCGAGGCCCAAGCCTCACTTAGCCGAGCCGAGGCCGCAATGATAAGGGCAGAGGCCGTAACCACTGAGGTTATGGCCCGAGCTGAGGCCGCAAAGATGGGCATATTGGCCCGGACAGAAGCTACCCAACTGCTGATGATGAGCGGAATCCCTTGGGCCGTTTTGTTTGTGGTATCGTTGTTGGGATTGTGCGTAATGGGGTTATTGGCGCTGGCAATAGTGCGCCGTCCGGTAGTGGTACATGCCCCACCGCAAATCATCGAACGGCAAATTATCTACCTGCCTCGCCCGGAAACCCCACGGATGGAAATATTGAAAGCGTTGGATCACAGAAACGATAGAAGAGAAGGTAAACAACAATGAGTAAATCAATCGATTGCCCGTTTTGCGGGTGCGATGTAACACAACCGAATTACGGCAATCCGGGCTTGAAAGCCAGTGATTTTAGCTCTGACCCGGAGCCAACCGGGTTATATGGTAAATATCGCATCGCCAAAGCGGACGGGAGTCCAACCGACCCGGGGGCGCAGTATTTTGTTTTGCGCATCGATACCGACCAGGCGGCAAGGATGGCGTTGTTCACCTATGCAGACTACATCGAACATGATCAACCCGAATTCGCGGCAGAACTGCGGCAATGGCTGGATGATACCGGGCCAGGATTTGCCGAAAAAACGTAGGGCGCAATGCAGGCAGGCACGGCAAGTCAAACTTCAAACTTCAAACGTCAGGCGAATAAAATGACAATTTTTGAGGCAATACAAAAAACTATTGATGAGGCCAAAAATACCGGCAAGTTGATGCGATTGTACAGGCGTCAGTCTGGTTATTTGGTGTCCTCGCAATATTGGGATGATTGGTTGTTTTTGGCATATCCTGGTGGCAGAAAAATTTTATCTAAAGAAGGTAATAACATCCTACAGGCCGAAAGATATTAATAAATTATGGATAATTGGAGAACTGACCCACCCCCTGACGGTTTCGTTTTAATTTACGTTGAATTTGAGTGGCCGATAAAACCAAAAATATTAACAGCTCAGTATGATAAGTCTCGAAAATGCTGGATATGGGAAGCCGGTAAAATCAGTGGGACAGTAACACACTGGCAACCGTTACCAAATCCACCCAACAAGAGGTAGTGACCGACCAGGCGGCGGTGTAACCCATATATAATGCTGTTGTTACAGAACATATTTTCTGATATACTTTGTAAAGTATGACCATGCCGTATGGTCAGGAACAATTGGAGGTTACGATGGATTTTGCAACGATTGACTTTGACCAGGCACGCAAAATGCTGCCCAAAATGGATGATCGGCTCAAGGCCAACCTGGCCTTTTATGACGGCGACCACTGGCAGGATGGAATGGCCTGGGTCGGTCCGATTCTGTCGGCCAATCACAAACTCTATGCCGAAATTGTGGCCGAGATTAAACGGGAAATGGTCTCGCGGGGGGTCATTGCCGAAATTGTCAGCCGCCACGTGGCCGGGGTGGTGGGCCAGGAACCGGCCTGGACGCTGACCCTGCGCCGGGCCTTACAGCCGGGGGAGGAGCCGAGCCAGGCCGAGCGCCAACTCATCAACGAGGCTGAAAGCGCGTTGACGAACTGGTGGGACGCTTTGCAAGGAATATCGGACGAGGAGCAGTTGGTAAACATTCACACAGTCATCCAACTGTCCACCGCGATGCTACTGTTGGGGGGCCGGGCAACGCTGCGACTGTTGGTGCCGCCGGGCCAGTTAGACCCACAGGGCCGAGTACCTCGTGGGACATTAGAGGAGTCGCTGCGGCGGATTTTTCTGCATCAGCCGAGAATTGACCAGGCGGCGAGGTCGATTTACCCGGCCACCATGCAGCCCATCGCGGTGTGCGCGTACATGGTGGGGAAAACAGAGTATATGGAACTGTGTTACACCGATGGGGATAGCACAGTCATCCGGTTGGTAACTGCCGGGGATGAAATCACGTATGAACCGGCGCGGCTCCCGCTGGGGGGGCGGCTGACTATGCATGAGTTGCGCCGCCGCGAGGTGCTGGTTACAGAGCAAATCCGGCAACAGCAAAAAAGCCTGAATTTGGCGGTGACCATGCGCCAGCGGAATATTGTCACCGCCGGCTTTCTGGAGGCCACGTATTTCAACACCCAACTCCCGGGTGAGGAGAAACCGGACCCCACTACTGGTCAACTGAAATTTGTGCCGGATCGGGTTTATCTGGGGCCTGGGGCGCGTAATTTTTTTGCCGGTATAACCACTCAGGATGCTGACGGCAGCGAGAAAATAGCCAATCCCAGTGTGGTCTATCATGAACCGGCGCCGGTTGATGTGTTCAACGCCACCGAGATGGCGGTGTATCGGGCGATGCTGACCGAAGCCCATCAGCTCCATGCCTTACTCAGCGGCGATGCAGCTTCCAGTGGAGAGAGCCGCAAACAGGCGATGGCTGATTTTGAGGAGAGCTTGCTGTTGACCAAGCCGCAGGTGGAAGCGGCTGTGCGCTGGTTGCTGGAAACGGCGCTGGCGATGGCGGCCGTGTTCAGCGGGCAGCCGGGGCGATATGCCGGGCTACGGGTGCAGGCGAAATGTCATTTGCGGGTTGGCCCGTTGAGCGAGGGTGAGCAGAAGCTGGTGGGTGAGTTGGCCGATAAAAAGCTGCTGAGTAAAGAGACCGCCCGCACGCGACTGGGTATCGAAGACCCGGATGCGGAGGCGGCGCGGGTGGACAGCGAGCAGCAGAGTGAGCAAGTGTTGTTATCGACGGCTTTGTTAAACGCGCAGCAACAGTTGGACGGCGGCGCGGCCAGTAACGGGTTGGAAACTCCCGCCAGTACCAGTACAACCAAGGGATTAAACGGTGTTCAAATATCGGCGGCAATGAATATTTTGGCCGGGGTAAGTGATGGCTCGATCCAGCAGGGGACGGCGGTTGCATTACTGACAGAACTGGGGATAGATCGGGATAAGGCCGAAGCAATGACCGCGCGGGAGCAATAACAGGTCTGACAAGCCCGCTTGTGTGGCCTGCTTTTTCATCGCCCCGGAGGACAGCCGGGGCATATTTTCAAAGAGGGATTGATGGCTGAACCGGTGGTGGTGGGACTGACCAGAGAGTATCGGCAGGAGTTGGTGCAGCGTGAAGCCGGAGCGGTAGACGCAATGGTGCTACGCTGGCTGGATGTGGAAGCGGCGTTGGAGGCGGATATAAGCCGGTTGGTGCAGCAGTTGGCCGAGCGGCAGGCCGCCGGCGAGTCGATAACTGAGGCGCAGTTATTTCGGCTGGAGCGAATGCAATCCCTGCTGGTTCAGACCCAACAGCAAATGAGCCGTTTTATGATTGAGGCCTCGACACGAATTGAGGGGTTGCAGGCCGGGGCCGTTGAGCAGGGGCTGGAAAACGCCACCTCGCTGATGGGGGCCTCGTTGGAGCATTTTGATAACAACCCGGCGGTGGCGCTTACCTTCAATCGATTGGGGGTTGAGGCCACCGAGAACATTACCGCCCTGGCCCGGGCCGGCCAGCCGTTGGCTAAGTTGTTGGAAACTGCCTATCCCCAGGCGGCTCAGGGGATGATCACGCAGATGATTAACGGGGTGGCGCTGGGGGTGAATCCCCGCGAGGTGACACGGCGGATTATGCGCCAGGGCTTGGCCCAGGGTTTGAACCATGTGCTGCTGGTGGCCCGCGACCAACATTTACGGGCTTACCGGGAGGCTACCCGGCAGCAGTATCAGCAAAGCCGGGTGGTGTATGGCTACCGCCGGCTGGCCGCCAAACAGCCGGGGCGAACCTGCCTGGCCTGCCTTGCTCTGGATGGCACGGTTTATGACACTGGAGAGTTGATGGCGTTGCATCCCCAAGATAGATGTGCTATGCTACCGTTGGTCCGGGGTTTGGCGGAAATTCCAATTACCCAGGGCGAGGCGTATTTTAAGACGCTTGACCGCAACGTACAGCGGCAATGGTTGGGGGCGGAGCGGTATGAATTGTGGCACGCCGGGCGAATCCCATTTCGGCGACTAGCCAAGATTGTTGACAACGAAACGTGGGGTCCATCGGCGCAGGTGCGGCCGGTGAATGAGTTGAGGAAGATAGCCGGGTAGGAAAGGTGAACCTATGAATCAAAACAAGGTGTGGTGGATTGGTGGCGGGGCTATTGTGGCCGTCGGTGCTTTGTGTGCAATATGTGCCATCTGTGGGTTGGTGGTGGTGTTGTTGTCTGGGGAGAGGTCTGAACCGGAGATAGTCAGGTTGCTGTCGCCAATCGACGCCGGTGTACCACCGCTTACGGGGCAAGCCGTTATAGATAAATTCAATGCCGCCGGTCTCGGTGTAACTGATGTGCGCCCGGAAAAACGTGAGCCAGATAGCCCTCTTCCGAACAGTTTTCAGGAATATCTTGGATTTGCTATACCTGAAGTGGCTCCGAAAGGTGGCCAGGTGTTCGTTTGCGACACGAAACGAAATTGTGATGCGATCTATGCTTATTTCGACGCTCTCAAGTCAATGGCTGGCCCGTACCTTTATCAGTCGCCCGGCGGAACGGTGGTTGTACAATTGAATAGTGGATTGAACCCTGAAACAGGTGCTAAATTTGAGGCGGTTGTAAGGTCTTTGCCATAAAAACGGGGAGTACAGTATGCTCTTTGTCCTGTCACCTTGTCTTTTTAGAACATTTTTGCTAAAATGACGGTATGAGTGATGATCTATTGGCGTATGGCAAACTGATACGGGCGGCAATTGCTTTTTGCGCCGCATTGTACGAGTTGGTAACCGGGACCAAAGCCCCAAAAAGTAAGGATGTCCTGACGCCGGAAACTGAATAGAACCCACCCTGCGGGCTTTTGCCCCCACGGTTAATAATCTGAAGCCTGCCTGTACAAGCCACGCTATCTAAGTGATAGTGTGGCTTTTTTATTTTAGCTCAAGGAGCAAACTATGTTGTTTAAACACCTTTTTCACTTTTTAGTCCCACTTCTGTTTATGTCCTTTGCCGATGACGCTCCAACCATCCCGCCAGCTACTCCCCCGGCTGCGACACCCCCGGCTGACCCCAATAGCGGGGTACAGGCCCTTATCCAGCGCCATAATAACGATCTGACGGCGGTTATTAGCCACCTGTTCAACGATAACTACCAACTGCGCGAAAAAAATCGTGGTATCAAGGAGCAGGTGAAGCAGCTTGAGGGGAAAGTGCCCGCAGAGGGCGCGGTCATCCTGGGGGCGGATGAGGCCAAACTGCTGGAAGCGTACAGGGCATTGGGCGGGCCGGAAGACCTGAAAAAGTTTCAGGGGGAATTACAGACGGCTAAAGCCGAACTGGATACGCTGAAGCGGGAGAGTCTGTTGGAAACGGCAGCCACAGTGCACGGCTACAAGGCGAGCGTGCTGAAGGCGCTGGTGAAAGAAGCGCAGGTTGAACTGCGCGAGGTGGAAAAGGAGGGGCAGAAGAAACCGGTGGCGTTTGTGCTCAACGGCGACCAGGCCATCAACCTGGATGAATATGTGAGCCAGAATTTTGTCGATTTTCTGCCCGCATTGCGGCTGGAAGCCAGCCCGCCGGGAACACAATTTATTCCACAGGGCACGGGCGGACAGAACCCCAAGGGGGATGTGGTGAGCAACTTTGTTAAAAAGGCGCAGGAAACCCGTGACAGCCAAACGAATCCATTAGCAAAGAAGTAGGGCGCAGCCTGGTGGTTGGCCCTCGATAAGGAGAAAATCTTATGGGACGACAACGAATGTTTGTGACCCGCCCGCCATTTGTGGTTGACGCCAAAAGCGTCAATCGCAACTCCGGGCGGCAAGTGGATTGGGGGGTGGTGCCGGATACGTTCCGGCAGGGGTCGGCCTCGGTGACGGTAGCGACGGCCGGAGCGACCACGGGGGCCACACAGGTTCCGGTGCTGGCGCTGCCGGTAAACATCCCCAACGGCGTGGCGCTGTATTTTGGCAGTACCGCCAAATACGCCCTGCTCACGGCGGCGGCTACCACCGGAGCCACCCAGTTGGATGTGCAGGCCATTCCGCAGAATTTAGCCAGCGGGAACACGGCGATAGTGGCCGGGACCGCCGCCAAAACCCTGCCCGCCGGCAAGGCGATGGTGGAACTGACCAACGGCAAGATTGCCCCCCGCAGCGACCGGCCCGGCTCCGAGGTGTGCGCGGGCTTTTTGGAAACCAATGCCATCGAGGGCGACGTGAGCGCGGCCAAAACCGGCTATGGGATGATCATCGGCGGGGCGCTGTATGAAAACCTGCTGCCGGATGCCACCGGCGGGACCACCGGGGCGCTGCCGGATGCTTACAAGACCGAACTGAGCAACGCTACAACCCCGAAATCAACCGGCTTTGCGTTTGAACAGTACGCGGATAATCGGAGTTAGGAGGCCGACATGAACTTTAATTTTTCTCAGGCGTTAGCGGCGCTGCCCCAAGGGGCGGCGTTTCAGGTGGCCAATGCGGCCCGGCCTCCGGCAAATTACCTGTTTGCCACCCTGCTGCCGGAACGCAACAGCTACGATTATCAGGCTAAAAGCGGCAGTATGACCGTGCGTACCACTATGGCCGGACTGGCGGCAATGGACTCGCCGTATGCGGAAGGGGGGCTGATTGAGGTCAGCACCTTTACCGAGGAGACGGCCAAGATTGCCAACCGGGTCCGGCTGCCGGAAGCGGCGCTGCGGCAACTGCAAAATATGGTGATGCACATGATGCTCAACCAGCAGCCCACGCTGGAGACGCTGCAAAACGAGGCGCTCAACTTTGTGGACAAGCTGATTGTGCAGGCTCACCTGGACACGTTTGAATGGCTGCGCGGGCAGGCGCTGGTGGCCGGGGCCATCAACTGGACCTTCAATAAGAAGGCTCTGGTGGTGAATTACGGCATCCCGGCGGCCAACCTGTTGACCGCCAGAGCCGGAAACGATGTTTACAGCGGCAGCACCTCCAAGTGGTGGGAAGATGTGAAGCTGGCCCGGAAAGCCCTGAAGCGGGAAATCCGGGCGGTGGTGGCTCACCCGGACACCATTGACGATATTCTGTACAACAGCGTCAACGCCATCGGGCAAGTGACCGATAACAACGGCGTGATTACCATTGTCCGGCGCGCCGGCGGCACAGACACTAACCCCAACCTGGACCAGAATGACATGTACCGGATTTCGCTGATCCCCTACGGGTTGGAAGGCGAGATTATGGACCTGGCCAATCCCGGCCAGACGGTGACGGTGCCGTTCATGCCCAGAGGCAAGGTGTTGTTCATCGGCAGCGATACCCGCCCGCGTTACATTGTGGGCGAGGGATCAACCCAAAAGCCGGAGTATGGCCTGGGGTATACCCATCTGGGGCCGTCGGTGGAAGGCGGCGGGCGGCCCGGCCGCTGGGCCGATGTGTACACGCCGGAGCAGGAGCCGTGGGCGCTGGAAGGCCGCGGAGTAAGCAACGGACTCCCCGTATTGGAATCGCCGGAGAGGCTGGTTATTTCCACGACCGCGATGTCGTCGTAGGGGAATTTTTAGGCTGGTAGTTTATCTGGTGGAATGGATAAACTACCAGCTTCAACACGAATATGGCACGGTTCACACAAGGTAATCAGGTTTGTCAACTCGTTGGCTTGTTTGTAGTTATCGTTTTCGCCGACAATATACCCAAATGACCGGAACGGAACAATATGATGAGCGTGAAGATTGCCGGAAGAACCACATATCATGCACTGATAACCGTCTCGTTGGCGAGTAGCTTTGCTTTGCTTGCGCCAATTTGGGCCGCGATATTGAATAGAACCACCTTTCCATTTGGGATGATTGGCTCCGTTTACGTATTGCGACAACCAGGATCCACGGCAAGAAAAATCACAAAAAAACTGCTTGTGTTTTTTTATGTCGCTTGGCTTTCTTTCTATGGGTGCTCCACAATAGGCGCATTGAACAGTTATTTTGGTGTATAGCGGATGATCTTTGGCGTTGATGTTTTCGCTTCGCCATTTAGCGGAACAGTTATAGCTACAGAAATGGAGACTACTTGTTTTCAGCCGAAATGGTGTCAACTTAATAGGTTTATGGCAGTAATCACATTTAACCTCTACCTTGCTGTAAGCAAAGTGATTGGCCTCGCGCTTATTTTTACTAGTCCAAAGTGCGTGACATTCCCTACTACAAAAAGAATGTTCCTGGTTTGTTTCAGATGGCTTACGAATAATGACCTTGTGACAGTAATCGCACTCGATTTTTATCTTACTGTAGTGCGGGTTTTTGGGGCCATTATGTGCCTTACTCCATTTGTAAAAGCAATCTCTATTGCAAAAATTATTCTTGTTACGATCTGCTCGAAATCGAGTGACCATTACAGATTGTCCACAATGGGCGCAATTGACTTCAACCATTGAACGAGTCACCTGTTTTACGATAGCACTTTAACAACTCAATACACTTTCGGAATCGGCTTGGGATTCGGTTCATTCTCTTGCGGGGGAATGTACACAAAGATGTCACCTGGTTGAATACCCAACACTTCACAAACTTTGGCCAGGATAGGCAGGTTAATATTGTCCTGTTGCCCACTGCAAAAACGGTGTAGGGTGGTGTAGTGGTAGGCGACAGATTCGGCCAAGTCTTTAACGGACATATCCCGTTCAGCCAGAATGATATTCATCCGATTCTTTATCTTACCCTCTACTGATATTTTGGATTTTACCATAGTAGCACCTCTTTCTATTTTTCCTATTATAACGTATACGTGTTATTGTGTCA